GGCGGCCATCTTTACCGGTGAAAATCTTGGCCATCAGAGCACACCTACCAGGCTCACTCTAACGCTACTGCGCCCTGCCTTCACTGCTGTGACTTGCGGCTGCTCCGCATAGCGCCAGCTATTGCCGGCTGCAGCATCAATCGCAGATTGGGTGCCGCTCCAGCCGCTGCGCACTTGGCTGGGTAGCGTGAACGTTTGGTACGTGCCGAAGGTGGAATCGTAATGCGTCAGGAATTGCTCTGCTTGCGTATCTGTGATGTTATCGTAGCTCAGCCCTAGTTTCATGCCGGTGCGCTTGCTGCCGTACAGGATGCGCAACTCGGCGCCGGACTGTGAAGTGTACGTTTTGATGGGCCAGTCGCCTGCGTCAAATTGACGGCTGCTTGGGTTGATAGTTGGAAATGTCATCAGATCGGCGCTCCTTCACCCACAATAGTAAAGGCGTTGGCATCGGCGATGTCTTTGCCAATTACTGTAGCGCCGTTGCTGTCCACGGGGAAATTAGTAGCACGGATTGTGACGATGCCATTTTCATCCACGTCAAGCGCATCCACTTGATACACTTGCTGAGTTACATTGCTGTTGATAACTGAAAATACACTGTTGCGCAAATTGGTAGCAATGCCGCCAGTGATAGTTAATGTGGCTGCCCGCACTTCTGTGGTTTCACGTTCCCACGCATTGACGCTGTAATTGCCGTCTGCTAATGGTTGGATACTGATCACTGTGCCATCGGGCTGCACTATGCCATTGTTGCTGGGGCTGTAAGGGCTCATCTCTACTGCCACCATGATGAACTGACCTGGCGCTAGTGCTAGCCCGTAAGGCAGTGTTTGGAAGGTGATGGTGTGCGTAATGTATTTACGCAAGGCCAGAAAGTATTTGGCCGCCATGGCAGCGTGGTGTGCGCTGGAGACATGAGGCAGGTTGAATTCTTCAATGGGCAAATCTGCGGCGCCGGCTTCGTTGTATTGGACTACAATTGTTTCTTGCCGCGATAGCTGATTGACGGGGCTGCGGGTGAAGATCACAGCCGCTTGGAACATCTTGCGTTCTTCTAGCTCTAGCCAGTCAAGGTTAAAACTGCCTTGGATGATGTTACCATCAGTAAACATGGCAGCAATAGGCGGCTTGACTGCACCAATCTTTAAGTCGCTGCCGACAGGGAGCGCAGGATCGATTGATAGCTTGCCATTGCGGATGGCGGCATAGCAAAGTAATGATGGCGCTTTTTCTGAAATGAAACTACGAAAGTTCAAGCTATCGGCAATAACATCATCGAATAGCAAGCGGTTAGCGCGTAGATAGCGGCCAGTGGCTGCTAGCTGGGTGCGATCGAGCAGCTCAGGGCTAATAACAGCACCTAAGCCAATGTCTTTGTTGGTTGCTAAATACCAAACCAAATCAGTAAACAAGTTGGATGGGCCGGTGCCGCTATCGCTAAGCAGTTCCACCTGCACGCCTTCTTTCATATAGCAGCGCAATTGGTCTAGCGCTTGCAGGCTATTGCTGGAGCGCAGTTTAAGGCCAGCCATGACCAGGCCCTTGTAGCCAATAGTTGTGTCTTCGGCAATGCTTTCGTTAACGTAGACAATTTCGTGCTCGGGTCCATTGTCGCAACTGCGTGTAATCAAATCACCGTAATGTGACACTTCGGCAATGCCGGAATACACTTCAAAAATGCGTGTAGTGGACTGGGGCGCATCGTACTCTTGGTATTCGCTGCGAGTAGTTACGCGATACCTGAAGCCATATTGGACGCCGGCTACGGTTGAGGAAGTTTTAATAAACACCTCGTTGGGTTGCCAAGTGCCAGCGAAGCTAACTACTTCAGTGCCGGTAATCTCCCACCATTTGTTGCGGGGTGTAGTAGACAAACTGCGCCCGTAAGCCCGCAGCCGAATGCGCATTACAACAATCTTCGGCGCATCGCGGTCGTATGTCCAATTTTCAATGGTGGTAGTGTACCCAACAGGTAAGTTATCAAAGTACGGATCCAGCCCGCGAGCAAGGGCCAAGATGTTGCTAAGTGTGTTCCATTCTGCTGCTGCACCATCGCTTGTGCGGAATGCGCCGAGAAACTCTACGCCGCTAACTAGGGTTGACCATTGGCCATATTGCAGCGCGCCAATTTGCTCGGGGCGTACAGCCATTTGCGAATGCGTAAATACATCCTTGGCTTTTATGAATTTGCCGCGTCCGCCAAAGGCAAAGGTGCCCATGTATGTAGTAGCAGTTCGCTCTTGGTATGGCGTGCCTGATCCATTTAGCTCAAAGATGTCGTAATTGCCGCCAGACTGTATGGCAAATATGGCGCTGTTAAATGGGCGCAGTCTGTACTCAAATAGCGCGTTACTTGGGTGGGTAACGCGGATAAAGCTGTAGATGTCTTGCGGTGTGCTGCCGCTAACGGCAAACAGTCCTAAGAATGTAAAGCCGTCATTGTCGGTAGTAGTGCGGCTAGCTTCGTTGTCGGCAGGGCGCACGTCAAGTGCAAAGAATGATGTGCGGCGGGCATAGCTAGTATTCTTGCCTTCGCGCACCTGCACAGCATCGCTGTTGTATCGTTGTAACTCAAAAGGTGTTGGCAGGGTGTTGAAATTAGTGATGCCATTGAACTTGGCCCACACCTGAGAGCGGATGCCAAGCTCGGTTACGTCACATGGGCGGTTGTTGCGAACGTGTGCAAAATCAACGCGCAAGATAGGATAGAAGGCTTCTGGGATGTCACGGCTGTAAATAGCGCCGGTTTCTGCCAGTATTCGATGTGAAACGATTCCGATCTTGGCTTGGTTGGCGCTCCACGTGTCAGTGCAGCGCATCTTAATAATGATGGGCGCTTCACCAGGAACGTAAATGCGATCTTCACGGTCAATGATTTGCCAAGTGGTGCGGCCAATCATGTAAGTTTGCCCGCGCACCATTGCGGAGTCAAACTGCTCAGCTTCTGCGTCCAGAGTTGATACGATGTCTTGCAATCGAGTTTGTGATTTGCCGACGCCAAGAATAGGAAAAGGCGTTGGGTTTTGGCGCCCATAGCCTACAACCACTTCAATAATGTCGTTGACTTGTACAGTGCGCTCTTCTGTTAAATTGCCAATAAATTCATACGGCACTCCGTTGACGATTACCAGCTCGGGGTCTGGCACTGCGTAACCATTGTGCCTTATTACTCCAACGTGCCTAGCATAATTTTTGCCTGTTCCAGGCATTCCTGCAGCTTGGCGATTGTTACCGCTAGCGCCGCCATATGGATGAGTGTAAAGTAGTTTGGTTTCAATGAATTTCTGTTGGTCTGTAATTATCTGGTCGTGTGTTTCTTCTGATTGGCCTTTAAGTGGCTGGGTGATTTCCCAGTTTGGGCGATATGGCGTGCCATTAGGGATGCCTTGGTACACGCCAAATTTGGTTTGGTTAGTTGGCGTGAATGCCCCGCAAAAGCCGGTGTCGTTTACGCCTTGTTTAGTGGGCGCCACAAAAGCATTCTCTTGTGGGCTGGGGATATTAGGTGTGCTAAGCGTGCCGTAGCGGAGGTTTAACCCCAGCAAGCGGCTAGCGGCAGAGCTGCCGTTATTCCAGTAAAACTGGAAGTCATTTTCAAATATGCCATCAATGGCATTATTGCCGAGAAATAAGCCAGAGCGATCTGGCCTGTCCATTACCCCTTGGCCGGCAACTGTTACTATTTCAATCACTTGAAAGCTGCCCCAGCTCTTCATGCGTGACCACACCAATGCCGGGGAAATCAGCAATCCGCCAGATGTTTCGCCTGCAATTTGGATGCGTTTGGTAAAAACGATGGGCACCGATATGCCATAGCTGGCAAGATTTTGTGCGCTGTCAAAGCCGTTGTTTGGTGAAAACCGCGATGCGCCGCTGTTGCCGCCGCGGTCAAGCTGCGTGGTATCATTTCGCTGCGCCTTTGGTTTGGGCATCAGCAGGTAGCTGATAGCGCTGGTTACCAGGCCAACCGCAAGGCTGATAAAAATAGGAACAAGAACGGGCCCGCCATGTATATCCGGCACCAGTTCATATTCAGCCGGCCTTACAGTGGCCTTATGTTGCAGGTGCCTTACGAATTGCTTATATTCTTCCTCGGTGCAGCCAAGTGCATCGATTAGATGCTTTTCGTACGGAAGCAGTACAAGGTCGGCAGTATGCCGATAGGGCACCATGCCACCGC